GGTCTTGAGCCGGGTGTTCTCTGCCTTGAACTCCGCCAGTTCAACCAGCTTGGTCTCCAGCAAGGTCTGCAAGCTGCCTGCTACCGCAGCGTCAGGGTTCTGAGCAGGCACCGGCGTTTGTGCCGGAGGGTTCGACTCTGCATCTGCCGGGTCAGTGGAAGAGTCAGACGCCACGGCATCAAGCACTCTGGCATCCATCTGTGGGTCTTGTAACGCTACCGCCGCATCAACCGGGATTCCGGCAGCAATCGCGGCGACAGTGTGAGCGGGGAGGCGTTTAGCCACTGTCTTCTCCTTTTGTGATGTTTGTGAAGCAAGACGCTGTACCAGATCATCCAATCCAAGCACACCGTCAATCAGTCCTGAAGCCTGAGCATCCTTACCCAGAAATATCTTCCCTTCAGCCATCGTGTTGCGAACATACTCAGGCGTCTTGTTTCGCATGGCCGCCACATGATCTATGAACAAGCCATACAGCTTGTCCATGTGTCCCTGCATGACCTCCCGAGCCTGGTCGGTCAACGGCACGTACTCGGAACCCAACGCTTTCTGTTCCCCAGAGAACAACACCGTGGGCTTCACACCAAAATCTTCCATCCGCTTGGAAATATCCATGTGAACGGCCATCACCCCAATGCTGCCCACCTTGGCAGAATCCGAGGCATACACACGGCCAGCAGCACTTCCCAACGCATACGCCGCTGAGGTCATGGTACCGGATGAATGTGCCGTAACCGGCTTGATATTCTGATTGACATGGCTAATCAGCCGGGCCGTATCAAACAACCCGGACACCGTGCCCCCCGGTGAATCAATGTTCAAAACAATCTGAGACACGTCCGGGTGGTTGGCCGCTTCAATGACGGCATTTCGCACTGCCGTATACGATGTGCCGTACCAGCCATTGCCCAGGCTGCCCTGAATATCAATGAAGCCAAGGTTGCCCTGTACGTTCAACAAAGACTCAGGAATGTCCTCGGCATACGACAAACCGCCGCGCATCCGTTCGACCATTGCCGTCAAATGCTCGTCTAATGTGTGCTGATCCCCTAGCCAAATTTCCATGTCAATGTCCCTTTTATCGTTACGGTAACAATAGCAGTATACTACGAAATAGCACTACCCGGTACTATACCAGCTTCTGAAACCAGGCACCCAACAGGGCAGCCGATATGATGGACAAAACTCCAGCCATGATCTTATTCGCAGTCACCAGTTGATGCACATTGATTGAAAGGTCATGATGGTCTTCACGGTATCGCTGGAGTTCATTACGCAACTGCTCCATCTCCTCCTGAACCTCGTTTCGCAATGTGTCTATCCCTTGCCCCATCTCATTGATTTTCCTTTCCATAGCATCATAGCTTTGCCGGGTATGCTGAACAGTCAACTCAAGTTTGCCCACCTGGGACAGAGCCTCTCCCATTCGATCAATCGTGTCTGCAATCTTTTCCATCATCTTTGACTGAGACTCGTACTGCTTGGTCAACAGAACAATCCCGCCATTAAGTGTGGCCATCTGAACATCAAGATCATGAACAAACTTTTCCAAGTCGTTAATGTCAGTCACTTTGTCACACCCAGAATTTGCAGCCGTAATACATTTTGTTGACTCGGACATATCACACCTTGTCCTCTGACAAGACACCAATAAGACCGGCCATTCCCAGTCCAAAACTCACAATGGTTTCCGTTTGTTCAGGCACAAGATCAATCCCTACGGCAGCCAGAAACAGCACAACACCCCGCCAGGTAGACGGCTCATTCAGCCGGGCAATAAGGTACTGTCTGAGTTTGTCCGCTTTACTTTGGCGCATTGTCTTTGCCTCCTGCACGTCGTGGGCTGTTTCCTGTCAACGCATTGCGTATCGGGTCGGATTTAGGATCAGGCGATGCCTGGTTGTTACTGTTTTTGTCGTGGAAAAATGTTCCAGACAAAGGCGGGGCACCCGGTGCCCTCGGGCCTGTGCCCAACAACACGGCAGCTTCATCGTCTGTGATGAACCCAAGAGAAAGAAGTTCGAGCGTTCGGGTCTGAGCCTGAAGCGCAAATGACTCCAACTCCTGCGTCGGCCTCAGATTGACCGCACCAAATTGCGCTACCACATACCCATCAAATCCGTGCAGGCGCATCGCCAGCGTCAATGCCCGCGATAAAACCGCAGCAGCAGGCGGTTGTACACCTTCCGCCGTCTTTATGAACAAGAGCGATTCAGTTGACGACACATTCTGCGATCCACCCATACGTTTACCCAAAACAGACGGTGGCGTCTTGAGGGACGTTGATTGAACCCCATCAAAAACCTCTACCAGGGGCGAGTAATCCGCACCGGCTCCCACCTCACTGTTGAGGTAGTCAGCTTCAACCATGTCGTACAAAACAAGAGCCATTTCAGGGTCGAGTTTCTCAACTTCATTTTTCACCATCGTGCGTACTGACTCCAGCCACGCCTGGAGTTTAACCGGGTCGCTTCTAATATCAGAGGGGGCAGACTTGATGACCTGATCGACAACCAACTTGAGCTTTAACCGGGAGTGGCCAGACCGGCGCACTACCTTGCGGATGTCTTCCAGCAGTTCAGAATAAGCGGGCGCAGAATTGAGTGCGGGTTCTATGGGAGAGGCAGAATATGCGGTTTCACCGTCCTGGTCGAGCGGGACATAAAATACAGTGGGATAATCCAGTTCGGCTTGCTCATTTCCAACTTTCTGCAAGGGGATAATCTTGTTGGAAACCCCCTGCTTCTGTTTGCTGACCACCCAACTCAACGTCCTCACCGGAATCGGCTTGATATACATCGGCAAGCGTAAATCATCCAGCACCAGTTCCGCTGCCGCTCCACCATACAGGTACGTGTCTCGCAGCAGTACCGACCGGATTGCCGACATCGGCAAGCGGGCATCGTAGCCTTGCGTGTAGTCCGAAGAAAACTCCATCCGGGTAAGAATCGAACGGAGCAACTGCGCCCCCTTGGGATCAATCTGGTGGTTGGCATCATACACCCGGTACTGGATCGGGGTGTCTGCCAGCCGAACTACCGTCCACACCGCCGTGGATGTGTCTCCATGCGCCCTCGCCATCCGCCGGATAGCTTCCGTCTGCGTCAGCGAGCGAAAATCCGTAACAGATCGGTTGAAATAATCAACCGGCCCAGTCAGTTTGTTGCCCGCAGCCTTACCCGCAGACGGCGTAGCCGTCTGCACACCCGATACCAGCTTGCCTGGCAAGATCGGCGTATCCAGCTTCGAGCCTTTACTGATTGAGCGTTGCGATGCCATCCGTGTACTTCTGCGTAGAAACCAACTAACTTGTTGACAAATTTGTGCGCTTAGTCAAGAATTGACACGCCCACGCCCGCTTTGTCGTTCATGTGTTTTCCGGGTGGTAAGGTTGCGCGTGCCTTCCTTTTGTGGGTACTGCACGTAAATGTTCCTGTAGATGAGGGCTGGTAACCCTTGGCACATTGGCAAAGATGCGTCTCTGCTTATCTACTTGAGTCAGCCGGTCGCTTTATAACGCCGAGAAAGGGGTTCAGGTATCCCTGAACCTCGCTGACCAATTTACCCCGCACTCATCATATCACGGAATGACTCTTCACAGCCAGACGCCCTACCTCCGCCCCCACAACAGACGGCATCGGCGACCAACCCAGGTAATTCTCATCAAACATCGCACGCGCCATCAGCAAGTAATTGATCGAATGAAAGTAATGATCGTCCGTGCCGTCCCCCTTCACCCAATCCGAATGCGGCTCCCCTGCCGTATCAATATGGTCTACCCGCTTCATTCCCTGCAAATGGCGGCGAACGACCCGCGTTTCTTCCATTAACGGAAACTTTATCAATCCCTGGTTGATCTGGTTCGCTACACGGTTCAACGTCTTGGTTCGATGCGCCTCCAACAGATTGTCCGACACCCTGATCTTCTGTGCAGGCAGCTTTCCGTCCCGCAAGGTGTACATGCAAGGGTACAAACACTCCTCAAACGCAGCCGCCTGCAGCTTCAACGCCGTGTCCGTGTACGGCAACGCATCCATCACCGCCTTTATAACCTTGTACTGACCCATCCGCTCCTTAACCACCTCCAGCAAGCCCTCTCCATTCTGGCCCTTCAACCGGATCGCCTCAAACCACAAAATATGCGTCTCCCTGTTCATCACTCGGGCAATCGTCAGCCAGGATGTCATCCCTACGTCCAACCCCATAATCGTCGAACTCACCCCCTGACTCACCGCCTCCTCCGGCGGGATCGGCCTGAGTACCACGTTGCTCTCCACTATCTGATCCACCACAGAGTTCGACTCATCATCGTGCGGCAAACCCAACACAAAATTCCTGAAATGCCCCACCTCTCCACGGTACTTGTCCATGTAACGCAGGATGGAGGGCGGCGAGTGGTGCGCGGGCAAGTCAAACGGGGACACCTGCCAACCCTCCACCGTCTTCCGCTCAGGGTACGTCGCCACCCACTCCCGGTTATCATGGTGCAGATTCGCCTGCGTCACCTCCCTCCGGCAACCAGGACACAGCAACCGACACGTATCCACCAAACCCCGGTTCTCAAGGTCAATCACATCCAGATACGTCATCTCTGTGAACGACTGGTCAAAACCATCCACCACACAGTGCGTCAGAAAGTCCGGCCAAAACCATAAACTGCACGCCTGACACTTCACCAGACGCTTTCTCTGGTCACTCTGCTCATACAGGGCCGCCACACCAATTCCGTTCGCTGTAGGCGTCGAGAACCGCCTTCTCACACCACGCAATCTCGTTGTCGGATCAACAAACCGCGAATGGCTCATCCGCGACTCCGCCGTAATCAGATTCTCCTTCACACAGAAATCCAACTCGTCCACAATCAACAGATCACAAGGGATGGAGATCAGCGGTTTCTGCGTCCCCGTCATAAACAGTTGCGATGTGCCAATCTGCTTGAAACTCGCCGAATCGCTTCCGTTCGATAACCGCTCCCTCAGATACTTCGACCCACTAATGATCGGATCAATCCGGCTCTTCGCCATCCGCTGTGCATCCTGCACCGTCGGCAAAGCCAATATCCCCACCATCTCTGGCGTAACCGCCAACATCATCAGCAAGGAATAATACGTGAACGTCGTAAACCCCACCTGCGACGGCTTAATCCCCACCAGGTTGTGGTGCGTCGAATTACAAATGTCGATCTGGTACTCGTGATCCTTGAACGAATACGGCCTACCCAACAACCGCGTGTGCTTCTGCAGCAAATCCGACATCCGCTCCATCGCAGAGGTCTCCTTCACCGCATCCTTCACCCGCGTGTAAAAATCCTTCGCAAGCGGTGTCATGCCACCTTCAAACGCTCCGGCTCTTGACCTGCTCCTGGTCACACTGCGTACATATAGAAATCACCTTCCCATGCTGGCTGTAATCCCGCAAGTTAAACCGGTGCCCAAACAAGTCACAAATCGTCGGGTAACTCCTGGACACCTTGCCAGTAGCCACAGGGTTCCGACGACTGTAGCCATCTATGGCCATTTTTTGCACAATCTGCGTCATAAGTCACTCACAAAAACTTTTTATCTACAAAAACATTCTTTTATTTCTTGTATAAAGCACAAACTGTTTTTGTTTGTGCCTTGTCCCAGAAAAACAAGTTTGAATCTATTCTACAAATAAAACTCTTTTCTTGTAGATAAAAAGTTTGATGGTGGTCACTAATTGAGCAAATTCCCGTTTCCGCTCTCTTCCAGGTACCCAAAAACCTTCTCTGCCAACTTAGGGTCATAGCCATACCACACCAACAACGTCTCCCTAACCGTCATCCGGTACTCCCTACGCATCTTGTTCATCCCCCTACATGACCACTCAACTCCCGTCACCCCACACAAGCCAGGAAAACCCCCCACATACCCTTGCTCCCTCGCAACAGAACCCAAAATCGGCAACGGCCCCCAAACCGCCCTCTGGCCCGTCCACTCCGTGTCAGACCCAGGAAAATCAACAGGTGCCATCACAGACTCCCTCTCATGCTCCGCCAACGTCCTGAACGGCACATTCAACCCAACATTCCATACCCACTCCAATCCCAACACCGGGCGCGTAAACCCACTCTCTCCACGGCTGTCCTGCGTAATCATCGCAAGCACCACCGGTACCGGCACCTTGTCCGCAAACGCCCTCACCGCATCATAAATCTCCGAATCCATTCCCTACTCCACACTCTCAAGGTTCTTGTTCAGCAACGCCAAAAACGTCTCCTCCATCCCAGGATGCGCTCGCACCGTCTCTACCACCGCATGTTCAATCTGCTGCATCCTCGATTGCGTCACCACATCCTCATACAACTTCGATAACAACGACGCCAACGAAGTCGCTTTCGATAACGCATCCGAAGCATTCCTCGTGTCCGGGTTCTTCAAAACCCCCGTCGAAAAATCTATCTCATTGTTGAGGATAATCATCACAGCACTCCATAACGTATGCACCTGCTCCCTCAAATCAAGGGAACCCGCCTGTATCGTTACCACCGGCTGTATACCAGCAAAACCAATACCGTCCACACACGCCAAATCAGACAACTTCTGCTTGTGGTCAGACGATAAATAAGCCTTGTGCTCTTCAAGATACTGAACAAGGTCAGTAAGGGACGCTCCCTGCATCTGCAAGGTGTCTTTGAGTCGGGCATAACCCGTAAGCGTAGGGGGGGACTTCCTTGTCTCTGTCTTCATCCTGATGACGGTCTCCTGTATCCCTTGTTCGGAGTTTGTTCCGAATCTGGACACAGTATAACCGCCAAAAAGTCAAGGTACTATGTTACTTGTCATAAAACAGGGAAATTTTCCGTTATG